GTGAGTGCATCATTGAGGTCTGGAAAGTCATCGGGCGTTATTTTGCATGACAGCATATGCTGGATTGTCAGGTCAAGTTTTGACAGAATTTGACCCAACTCTTCGATGCGCTCTAGGCTCATAGTGTAAACCTTGACGCATCGAATGCCCACAGATTATAGCTGCACTTGGATTGGTCTGGCTTAGACCACACCTCGGCCTTTGCTATTTTTGACTGCTTGAATAGGCGGTGGCAGGCATTGTTGATGTCTTTATCGCTAACGTCTGCTTGGTCTGGCTGCTCTTCGCGGTATGCGGCTATCACCTCTGCGTTGATGAGATACGTGTCGGCGTCACTTAATATTTTTGTGACGGTTCCCATAATTTCTTTTGGCGATTGTTTTAGCTCTGTCCACTCCTTCAGAAGCTGTTCCAGCACACCATTGTCTGGTTCTGGGTCTGGCTGCTCTGGGTTTTCTTCTGGCAGGCTTTCCTTGAGCTTTACGCAGCCTACTGCGCGGTATGGTATTGTTTGCGCCTTATCTGGATGATTTGGCACGACATCCATTAACACTTGATCGCCCACGGATAGTTGCAGGAAACGTGCGAGATTGTTGGTGATGAAGGTGTTTTGACCTTCGGCATCTACAGCAAATGCGCTGTAGTGCTGGGTTATGTTTGTGATTAACCCATGAATTTTTTGAAGTTCCATTGTTTTCTCTCCTGATTGATTTGACGAGGGGGCAGTAAAAACCGCCCCCCTTCGCATTACATTTCGTTGTAGAGTTTTTGCAGCTTATCGAATGCGTAGACTGCTTCTTCGCGGTTTTTCACAAATGGAAGAATTTCTCCGATTGCGATTTCACGAATTTCTGCTTTGGTTTTGCCTTTGCAGAGTTCTTTGACGCTTGGCTTCATTTTGACCTCATTTCTTTTTTTGATTGTGACTTACAGATAGAGATTTATTTTATATGTTCAAGTTCTTTTTGCACCGTCTGCAAAGTTTATTTGATTGGTTCCTTTCTGTATTAATTCCTCCAGTGCTTCTGTTGCTGCTGGATTGAAGATAGTTCGCATTGCGGCTTGATTGATGCGCCTAATTTCTTGGCGCACCTCTGTTAGCGTGTCGAGATCGTCTTGGTTCATTTAGTCCTCCTCCTGAGTTCGTCTGAATATGTCATGCCCTGATCGGCATAGAAGTTTTCCTTGACTGGGTTCCAGCCTTTCATGGCTTCCCGCGCATTGCGGCAATCATCGATGATGAATACGAGGGCGTGGTAGTCCACGCTCTTGGCGTGGTCTTCCCACTTTTTAAACTCTGCTGCGGTTGCGCCACTCATTGTGCTTTCTCCCTGTTTCTAAAATTATAAATAGATACTTTTACGGATACATCAAGGGCCATCGTTAATTTATTTACTTTATTTTCTGCTTATTTATTGCAGAGCAGTAAATGCAATAAATCGAAACGCTCTAAGTACCTTGTTTATATATATAATATTATTATTATTATTATTATATATATATATAGTGTATTACTGCCCCCCCACCCCCTACCCCCAAACTATGTATGAGGGGGGTGGAGGGTGAGGAGTATAGATACCCCCCAAGGTGTCGCAATAAATGCAATAAATACAATAAATCAGAACCCGTTGAAATCATTGACAAATACCCCAATGTTTAGTGGTGCAGTAAATCATGCAGTTAATCATTGGATGCTTGGAGCGAACCAAGCCATCGTCGGACGGCCCCGCTTCCCTTCGTTCAGATTGCGGCACTCTATGCCCCTATCGTTTGCCAGAGCATCCAGAACGTCTCCACGCTTGCGTCTGTCCATATTTGCGAATGCCCCCACACCACGGGTTATCTGGCTCTCCGTGATGCCCCCCATCCCCGCGCCTTCGATTTTGGTGAACACTGCCTTGCAGCAGGCATCGAAGGGTCCATCGGCCATGTTGGATCGAAACATTGCAATGGTCTCGGTAGCGTAAAACTCCACGTAATCTATCGACCATTGCATGGCGTCCACGCCAATACTGTCTTGCCCCATTGATCGCGCCACAATCAGTGACAGGCGCATGGCGATCTCTCTGGATCGATTGTACATGGCCTCCAGCCCTGAGCCAGTCTCTTTCCTAATGGCGTCCACCAGCCGCTCTTCGTAGTGTCTGAGCAGCTTCTCAGCCTCTGGGGTAAATGGAACCTCAAACGGATTGCTTGGCATGTCGTGTATATTGCCTGCGTCCAGATCGCCATCGTGAGCGTGGGCGTGTTCTTTTGCCCACTTTGACAGGCGGTCTGATATCGACGCCACGCTGTTGCGCTGGGATAGCTGCACCCCGATTTCCGATTTTACGATCAGGAACCTGTTCAGTAGGCCGCTTGCCACGTCACCACCGCCAATTGCCTTCATAAATTCTGACGGCGTTGACATGCCCACCAGCGTTAGGCTTGGCCTCTTTACCACCTTCTCCAGCTTTTCGGCCTCAGACGCCTTCAAAGTCATAGTTGAATAGCCCTGCGGCCTCAGTGTGCCGTCCTGCCGACCAAAGCATTCCATGATGGCAGTCAGAGCATCAGCCTTGTGCTGCATCCCAGATGCACTTGCGGCCTTTAGCTGCCTGCCTAGCTCATCGACCACCGCGACATGGACTGGCTTGTTGATGAGTGTAGACATGACCCCTGCACCAGAGGTGTAACCTGCGGGGCCAATTAGGTCTGTCAGGCCAGCCTGATCCAACATTGTTTCCAAAACAGTTTTGGTGTGTTCCTTACCTGATCCTGTCTCGCCAATATTTAACAAATACAGAGATGAAAAATTACGCCTGTCTGTTACCCAGCGCCTGCCCATCACCACTGATCCAAACGCTATCGCGCACTGAACTGCAAACTGGGGCTGCGGCTTGATGGCTGAGATCGAATAGCCATTAACCACATCTTGCAGAACGCCGGGTATTGCCAGCAGATGATCTGGTATGTGATCCAGTGGCCCTGCGTCTGGCTTGGAAACAACTCTGGGTTTATTCTGCATTTTTTCCATGAGTTTTTTACCAGCGGCGATTGTCTCTGCCTCATCAGCGTCTGGCTCTTGCTTGATGTGCAGAAACGCAGCGGCCTCGCGCACGGCCTTTGTGACGTTGCCTTGAAAATCGTACTGGCACCAAAGCTCAAAACAATCGAAGCTATGCTCTGATGAAAAGGGATCGGATGCGTGGTGACTGAAGGCGCGGCCATCCTCAAATACCTTCACCCCTGCCAGCTTTGACGTACTGTTTGGTGACAGGTATCGGTCTTTTCCTGTCTGCTTGTATCCGTATTGAACGAGCAACGAATGCATATCGTGGGCCTGATTAAAGGCGTCGATCACGCTGGTGCCGTCATTGTTCTTGGGTCGTGGCTTTCTGGGTGGCTGATATTCTGGCTCACGCCGCCACGGACATATCGCCACCATCTGTGGCCGAAACTTATCCCACTCTCTCCAAATTGTCAGAAGCTGCGGCGGTAAGTCTGGCAGGCCATCCCAGATTGAACGCCCTGCCCACTCATATGGGCGGTTAGTATCTGGGTGAATTGAGGGCGGCAGGACATCCTGCACGGCCCCAGCGCGAAGCTCAAAGACCACTTCGGTTTTTCTGGGATCGCCCTCGACGGGCCAACTAATTTTATGGGTGATTAAATCGGGCGGTGCCTTAAAGATCAGCTTGCCACGATTTTCGCGCCCAATAATCTGGGGTGCCGACTGCATAAGCTCTGAGAAGTCGATCCCAAGCTCTTCAAAGATCATCTTGGTGTGTTCCACATGATCGATGTCTACTGCACAGGTTCCGCTGGCCCCATGCAACAGCCCCACATTATGGGTGGGGTTCTGCTCGTAATACAGACGCGCTTTTTCTGGATCGCTCAATGCCTGCTCTGGCTTCTGCCATCCAAAGCGGGTTGGGCCTTTAGTCCCTGCTGGGATTGTGACCAAGAAAAAACCCATCTTCTCGCAATACTCTTCCACTTTTATTGTCATTTTTTTTGACCTCTTATTTATAGACGGTGAGATATTCTGACAATTTCCTCCATGTGTTCAAACTGATTCGTTCGTTGCCCTGCTGCACGGCCTTTACGGTGGGGTGCGACAGCCCAGATTTCTGTGCGACAACGGTCAGCCGTCGATCTTGCAGGGCGTCCCGTATGGTCTCAAGAGGTATCATATCGTCCATTTTTCGCTCCATTTTACATTTGCTGTAAAAAGAGCTTTACAGTCTGAAACTTTAGGAGTAAACCAATTTCTGTAGAAAATGTGAATGAATGAATGAAAACGAAAACGGAGAACGAAATGGACAATATCAATGTCGATATTCTTGCCACCGATTGGTTGGATATCAAAGCTCAAGAGAAGGCGCTGACAGCAAAGCGCCACGCGATTGAAGAGCAGATCGCAGCGGCCCTAGAAGTCAAAGACGAGGGGTCAATCTCCCACAAATTGGACGGCCATAAGATTACGCTGACACAGCCTGTCAGCCGTAAGGTTGACGCCATCGTTTGGGACAAACTCAGCCGTAAAATTCCAACTAACCTACACCCAGTCAAACACACCGTCAGCGCGGATGCCGCTGGCTGTCGTTACCTGTTAGCTCACGAACCTAAATTGTGGGCCAAGATTGCGCCTGCCTTTGAAACCAAAGCTGGCAAAATCGGCGTCAAGGTTGAGGTGCTTTGATGAGCTTGACTGATGTCGAGCTTGAGATACTGATTGCTGCTTTGGCCTCCGTCACTGTGATGGACGGCCAAAGTAAAAGCCCAAACCAGATCAGGTTAGAGCGTAAATTAAACAGGTGGCGCGACCACCCAGACTTGGAGTTTGCAGAATGAGAAGCATGGATGAAATTTTGGACGAGGTATTTGCCCTCGTATTTAAGGGAGATTGGTAATGGGCTTTAAGATCGAAAAGGGGGTGCCAATGACGGCACCCTCGCGGGACAGATCGGGCAAGTGGAAAGACTTGCTGGGTAAAATGGACGTTGGAGACAGCGTTGTGGTTGATGAGCAGTCGCAGGCCACATCCATCCGCAACACAGCCAAGCGCATGGGTCTGCTGGTGCGTTGCCAACAGCAGGACGATGGCAGCTTCAGAGCATGGAGAATTGAGTAATGGCGATTGATCTAAAAACATTGAGCAAGCCATCGGGCCAACGCCCGATTATAGCGACCATTTTTGGTGAAGGCGGGATGGGTAAAACTACACTGGCTAGTATGTGGCCTAGCCCAGTGATAATTCGCACAGAGGACGGCACAGCCAGCCTGACAGGCAATGACAACGTCAGCCTGTTTCCACTGTCCACATCCAGCCAAGACGTGCTGGACGCCATTGAGGCGCTTGCCACGCAAGACCACAAGCACAAGACGCTGGTGATTGATTCGATCAGTCAATTAGCGACTATGATTGAGGCCGAGATTGTCGCGGCTGACCCCAAGGCCAAGTCTATCAATGCGGCGGCTGGAGGTTTTGGTGCTGGTCAATCTGCGGCGGCTGAGAAGCATCGCCAGATCAGGGACTGGGCGGGATCGCTCGCCTACGAAAAAGGAATGAATGTCATCTTCATTGCCCATGCCGATACAGAACACTTGGAGCTACCAGATAGCGATAGTTACTCAAGATACACGCTGCGGTTGCATCGTAAATCTTTGGCAAACTATACAGACAATGTCGATCTTGTGGCGATGATCAGGCTGAAGACTTTCGTCAGAAATGGCGAGGGTGACAAGAAACGTGCAATCAGTACGGGTGAGCGCGAAATCATCTGCCATCCGCAGGCGGCATCTATCACCAAAAATCGTTTCAACATCAGTGAGCCGCTGCCGTTCACTTTTGACCGCAACCCTTTTGCAGACTTTTTAACAGAGTAGGAGAAACTAAAATGGACTTTAGCAATATTAACTTCGACGCAGTGGAAGTGGCACCATCGTTTGAGCCGCTGCCAGCAGGCAATTACAAGTGCGTGATTACCGATCACGAACAGAAGCCTACCAAGGCGCAGACTGGATCATATCTTCAACTGAAGATTGAAGTGATTGAGGGCCACTACACTGGCCGTGTGGTGTTCGACAGATTGAACCTTGAGAACCCTAACGCCACCGCCGTTGAGATCGCAACTCGCACTCTCAAGTCTATTGGCGCGGCGTTGCAGGTTCCTCTGCATAATTCGGAGGAATTGCTGGACAAGCCACTGATGGTCAAGCTGGCGGTACGGCCAGCGTCTAATGGCTATGAAGCCAGTAATGACGTTAAGGGCTACGCAAGTGCTGGTGCGGCTCCAGCGGCTGCTCCAGCGGCTGCACCACAGGCGGCGGCAGCGCCACCTTGGAAGCGGTAATCTATTTTGCAATGGGGTGGCTTTTGCTGCCCCATTTTACAAATAGAGAGGAGCCAAGATGAACCTTGAGAAATATATGCAGCCCACCACAGTGCAGAAAATTTATGAACACTACGAGACCAGCCGCGATAACTGCCACAGGCCGCATCTTGGGGGGAGCCAGATAGGCAACCCGTGCAGTCGGGCGCTCTGGTATCAGTTTCGCCACGCAAGCTCACAGAGATTTGAGGGGCGTATGCTGCGCCTGTTTGAAACGGGTGACCGCGAGGAGGAGCGGATTGTGGCAAACCTTCGGGCGATTGGTGTCGAGGTGTGGGAGGTCGATCCAGAGACTGGCAAGCAGATTAATTACACGGCCTGCGGGGGTCACTTTGGATTAAGCCTAGACGGCATTGGCATTGGCTTTCCAGAAAGCAAAGAGCCACATACGCTAGAATTTAAAACGATGAACGACAAGTCGTTTGCCCAAACAAAGATGAAAGGCGTCCGAATTAGCAAGCCGCAATACTGGGCGCAGTGTCAGGTGGGAATGCATTTGGCTGACATTGATCGCTGCTATTTCTTTGCCGTGAATAAAAATAACGATGAGATTTACGCAGAGCGGATCAAGCGGGATCGGGCAGAGGGTGAGATGCTAATCAGCAAAGCCAGCAATATCATCTTTGACGAAAAGCCACCCAGCAAAATCAGCCACGACCCGTCCAAGTTTGCCTGTAGATTTTGCAATTATATTCCGATTTGTCACGGCGGTGAACTGCCAGAAGTTAATGCCAGAACAGACGCGCACAGCACCCCAGAACGGGACGGCACTTGGAGCCGCAAAGAGGGCGCGGGGGGCCACCTGTTTAATCCTTTCATGGTTCCTGACGATTGGGAGATCATAGACGCTGGAGATGATTTCGTTGAGTATCAGACCCCACAGGGCGTCATTCGTAATCAAGACAACAGCGAAGAATTGAGGGAAAGAGTTCTGTCCCATGACGTTGAGAGTTCTGTCCCATGACGTTAAATGTAAGGCTTTCGAGATCAGAAATTGCATCGGCCCAGCAGGCAGCAGCATTGCGTTGGCAGTTAGCCAGAGCCAGTGGTGTTACCAATCAGCGCAGAGATACCAGATCGGACGCAGACATTGATTTGCTAGGCTTGAAGGCTGAGATCGCAGTGGCGAAGGCATTGCACCTTCCATACAGAGCATCCGATCTTGGTATCGATAGTGGAGCCGATATGTGGTCAGACGATGTTGGAATTGATGTGAAGTCTACATTTTATCAAACAGGCAAGCTGCTGTTTAAATCGCTGGATGCATTTGTTGCTGATTACGCAATACTGGTTACCGCATCTGAAGATAAAGATGTGATGCGGGTAGTTGGCGGCATGGGCAGAGAAAGATTTGGGGCTGATTCGGTTGAGGTTGATTTAGGCAGAGGGCCATGTTGGGTCGCACCTCAAGACATTTTGACGCCAATTGAGGGCGTCTGGCTTGCGCTAATGCAGTGGAGATTAAAATGACGTTTGAATTACGCGATTACCAGAGAGAAGCCGTCGATGGCTTGTACAATTATTGGGCAAGCAAGGCTGGCGATAATCCATTGATCGTGGCCCCAACGGGGTCGGGCAAGACGGCCATCATAGCGCAGATCGTAAAGGACGCTATGGCATTTGCTGGTACACGGGTAATGATTGTGACGCACGTCAAAGAGCTTTTAGAGCAGGGGGCCAATGGCCTGCTGAAAATGTATCCAGAGGCTGATTACGGGGTTTACAGTGCGGGGCTGAAACAGAAAGTGTTGGACAGGCCGATCACCTTTGCAGGCATTCAGAGCGTCTGGGAGAGGGCGTATGACATCATTCCTGCGCCAGACCTTATTCTGATCGATGAGGCGCATATGTTGCCCAAGAGTACGGAGACCAGATACAATCGCTTTATTGCCGATCTGAAAGTTTGTAACCCCGCCATTAAAGTGGTGGGCCTGACAGCCACGCCCTACAGATTGGACTCAGGCTTCTTGCACAAAGGCAAGGGCGCTATCTTTGACGGCATCGCCCATGACATTCCAATAGATATGCTGATGGAGCAGGGCTACCTGTCGCCTGTCATTAGCAAAGGCGGTCTGAACCAGATTGATCTGACCAACGTAAAAAAGCGGGGCGGTGAGTTTATTGAGAGCGACCTCGCAACGGCTGCGTCTGATCCCGAACTGGTGAGAAAAACGGTTGCTGAGATTGTGGAACTAAGCGCGGATCGCAAAAGCTGGCTGGTGTTTAGCTCTGGCGTAAATCATGCGTATATGCTGAAGGATGAATTTGAGGCGCACGACATTGATGTCGGTGTGGTGACAGGCTCAGACAGCAGCGCCGTGCGCGAGAAAACCATTGCCGATTTCAAGAACGGTGAGCTTAAATGCCTGATTAACGTCAACGTCTTAACCACTGGATTTGATCACCCTGCCGTGGACGTTGTTTGTTTGTGCAGAGCAACCGCAAGTTGTGGCCTCTATATCCAAATGGTTGGGAGGGGTACGAGGGTGGCCGAAGGCAAGAAGGATTGTCTGGTCTGTGATTTCGGAGCCAATGTTGAGCGTCACGGATTTATTGATAGGGTAAAGCCCAAGGATAAAAGCGCGGGGGCAGGCGAGGGTACGGCACCCGTGAAAATGTGCGAGGCTTGCCAGACCATGTGCTTTGCGGCGGCACTCCAATGCCACGCCTGCGGCCATGAGTTT